GCCCTCAGCGCCCTGGATACCAAGCTTGACGAGAATTTCGCTTACCTGTTTAGCCATCCTTGTCCTTGGCCAATTCGCTTAACGCCGTAGCCTCCATGATCTGGAGGTCTTCAAGCATCTCGCGGCGATTCTCCACATTGTAGAGGTCGAACATTCCGCCGGGGCAAACGAGCACGTCATATCGCAGCCCCATATAACCCGCCATCGTCGTCGTCCATTGCGTTTGCATACGCAAAAACATCATCACTACATCCCAATTCTCTTCCCAAACCTCGAAATCGTTCGATTGCTCAGCAGGTTGCTGGGGGAGGACAATGCCAAACACAGCAGCGTCCTCCTTGGTTTTATCTTCTATTCGCTTGCCGCCGCCCGCCCAATAGACGGCAGCATCTTTCAGTTTCCCTGGCGACCACCCTCGAAGGTCTCGGTGTAAGCCTTCAGCACGCCGCGAATCCAGTAAGGATCATCGCTAAATTCGCGCATTGCCTCAAGCGAAAACGGTACCTCTTTGCCGTCCTCGTCAAGAATCCCCTCCCAGCCGACCATAATCACCTTGAGCAGGTCAAGCTCACCTTTCTCGCCCAGCTTTTGAAATTCTTTCCGTCCCACGCGCTTGAACTTCGCATCAAAGGTGGCCGTATCAAAAGTGCCACCATCGCTGGGCTCCTCGATGGAAACGGGCCAAGAGAAAACCTTTACCTTTTTGCGGACAAATGCCATGCGTAATTCACGCGATACTGCAACAGCATACACCCAATAAAAAAGGGCCGCATTACCGGCCCTCATCATCCGTCTGTCCAACGAATCAAGTGTAGACGAGGCTGAACTCGTCGTTGCCTGCGGTCGAGGGAACGCAGGTGTAGGGGATGGTCAGCATGTGGATGCCATCCTGGTCGCTGTAGCTGACATCGCCAATGTCCACCTTGGTGGACGCGAAATCAACGATGTTGCCGGCGGTCTGGCCGTGCTGGAAGAGCAGGTTGCCAAGCGCGCCGTCAGCAAGCGCAGCAGTGAAGTAATCCTTCTGCGCAATGGTTGGCGCTTCGATGGTCACACTGCCAGTGCTGGCGCGATCAGTCAGCAGCACCTGCTTGGTGCAGTTGATCAAGTCGCGGTACACCAGAGTGTTGCCGATGTCGAAAGTCACCGACTGCAGGCAGCCGCTATAGGACAGCAACTGAAAGTCAGTCGTATTGCCATTCTTGGCAACTACCGGGTTGGCTTGATTGGCGTAGGTAACCGAAGGCGCTGCGGTGTCAGTGGGAGCGTTGTACACACCAGTGAAAGTGAAATCAATGGTGGGGATCTCGCCGACGGCTACATTCAGCGTATAAGTGCCGCGCGCGCCGGTCACTTTATGCAGCAGACCATCAATGTTGTAATAGATGGTGCAGCTACCAAAACTTGCGCTGACGGGCGCATAGGTCACGCTGGTAGTAGCCACGATGGTTTCGCTCATACCACAAGCAAGCAGAGCCTTGCCATAGCGAGGAGCGGTGCCAGCAGTGCCAGAACCAGCCAATTCAACGCTGAAGGTGCACTCAACACGAGTGTTAGCCAGCAGTTGCTGAGACGCGCCCAGATAAGGACGAATCAAGTCACGACTGACAACATCACTCTGCAGAGGAGTGATATTCAGATCGCGAACCAGAACGGCGTCCGCTCCGTCGGGAGTCGGATCCGTCCCGTAAGTCGTCTCCGTCTCCAGAAGGATCAGGCGTTTCCGAGTTAGAAGGGGCATTGGAAATTACCTCTTGTGGAACAGGTGGCAGCGTCCGCTGAACGAGGGTGCGGATGCCTGTCTCGGGGTCAAGGATGTACGAGCCACCTTGCCCTTGAAACTCATCAATCACTGTAAATCGCGCGACTTATCAGACTCTACGTGGCCAAACTCGCAACAGTTGTACGATATTGAACAATATAATCATTGAAAATTACACCGGCAGGCTGATCGGCGTCCAACATGTTGTACGTCACTTCATCGGGCTGCACATCAATCGCATAGCCGCCAAGCGTCAAATCAGCCACCATCTTGGCGTGCATGCTCTCAATAATTGGATCAGCAAGTTGATCTGGCGCGTCACCGCGCACGATTACCGTTACACGCACACGCATGCGCCAATCTAATGTCGGCAAGCTGGTGTTTTGCGTTGGCGTGTCACTGATCGGTTCAATGACAATTGCAGGCGACTCAGCGCGCTGCATTGCAGTGACCCTGCTGCGATACACGCGACCATTCACGCCCGCAGTGCTAGCAAGTGCGCTTGCAATCGCACTCAGAATCCGTTCGCGCTTAGTGGTCATTGAATCCTCGCTTGGGAAGCGGACCAAACGCGCCAGGATCGACCTGCTTGGTCACAATTGATTTCGCTCGATAATAAATATAGCTATCTGTCTTTTCAGCTTCTTCTAGCGCTTGCATGACCTTGACCCAATTCTTGAAGGTGTCGCGGTCCATGGCTAATCGCATGCCATTGCAATTGTAATAGATGCGCCATTTTGAATTGCCGTAACTCTAGATCTCACATAGCGAACAATTCTTGGCGAATAAAAATACGCATGAACTCCAGACTGGCTATGGCTTTTTGCTTCATCAAGCGAAAACCAACTCACACCGTCAAGGCTGCCTTCGTCGACAACGGTGATATTGCCTGCAGTCGTATCATGAACAAACGTAAAACTATTACCTGAAACTTCAACTCCAGGCGTCGACCCAGTCGCAGCAAGGGTTCCGAGAATGACTATATTATCGCTCCTGCTAGCCCAGCTCCCGTAGATCTCAGGCACAATTAAACCCTCATTAGCATTACTTCTGTAATTTTACCGTCGTCTACAAGACTTGGATTGCGAACTTTGTACGAAACGCCATCAACGGTTACCGTATCGCCGCTCAAAAATTCGTTAAACACTGCGCTGCGGACAGTCAGCTTGTAATCCGTGCTCAACACCACCCCATCAGCGAGCATTTCGCTTGGCATATCTAAAATGCCAACGCCAGTCACACCTTCATGCACAACAGGTACACCAAAACCCTGAAGGTCGAAAAATACGCTCAGGTCTTCGGTGAATGCCATGCAAACAGCATAAAGCCCCAGGCTGCCGAAGCAACCCAGGGCCAATGCAGTACGTCTATCAGCCGTACTTCTTCACGCCAACACCATTAATCGAATAGCTGTGAGTCGAGGTCGAAGTGGTCGACACAGCCTTGATCCAACGCTTAGCAGCGCCCTTAGGAAACACCAGAAACTGCTTGGAAGCAGAGGTGCTTGCTTGGGCGAAAGCCACGGCGCCAGAAGCCTGTTCAGTGCCGCCGCGACTGAACACGGTGGTCACATCGGTGTAGCTACCACCAGAGGTGTCGCTCGATTGGATTTTTACATCCAAAGTCGAGGTCCCGCCAGCCTCAACATCAAGGATGATCACGAGGTCGCCCTCATAATCATTCATGTCAACGGCAGTGCCGTCCAGGTTGGAAGTGCGTTGAGCAGTAGGAGCCAGCGCAAAATGCTGGAGCTTCTCCAGGCCAGTAGAGAGGATAGACATGATCAGTCCTTAGTAGGGAATTCAGAAGTCACAGTCTTAGCCTTCCGCACCGGCTTAACAGCAGGCACTGGAGCAGGCTCTTCCGTCACCTCAACAGGTGCGGGCTTCTCCACGGCAGGTACCACAACGGCCTTACCGCTACCAACCAACAAATTGCCGTCAGCCTCGTTGACCTCGACAAAGGAGCCAGCCTGAACTGGCTCCCCCGAGATCATGACTTGACGCAAGATCTCGATCTTCATGATCAGGTGCCGAGGCAGAAGGCGGCAGGCTGCTTCACAGCCACATCTACGTCCTGCAGTGCAATCACGCGGACGGTACCAGCGGTAGCACCGGCGTAAGGATCAACAGTCAGATCCAGACCAGACCACATGCCCATGATCATCATGGAGAAGTCTCCGAACAACGCATCGTTGTTCTGGAGCTGGTTCGACACGATCACGGGATAACCGTTGATCTCGTTGTCCTCAAAGACGAAGGCGCCAGTATTGGTCGCTTTTTCGGTCGACTTCAGAGCACCGCGAGCAGCAGCATTGATGATGTAACGCAGGCTGCCGGCATCGGCGTTGGCAGATGCCACATCGGTTTCCATGCCGATG